ACCAGCCTCTGTTCTGGACGTGTGGATTGACAAGGAATTTAGCAGCCATGATCTCGATCGCTTCAATTTGCAATCCTTTTCCTTTTGTTCCAGCCCAGTTTCCGTTGAATGTCCAATCTGTCCATCCGATATTTTTCTGGTGGACTCTGTAGATGTACGGCGTATCCTTGCCGGTAATCTTGATTGCTTCGATACGCTTGTTCTGTCCTGTGGTGCCAAGGATTGTGCCTTTGGAGATATTCTTGTATTCCTTATCGCCTACATCCTTGATATGCACTACTACGTCTGTTTCTCCGACAGGAATAAGTCGGAACGCTTCGATTCTCCGGTTCTGTCCTGTCGTTCCTGACATACGACCATCAGACTGCCAGCACGCCCAGCCGATGTCACGGATATGTGACTGGTAAGATACCTTACCGTAATGCTGTACGGAGTCCTGAGATGTTCCACCAGATGTTACCTTACCGTCAGAATCCTCTTTTGCCGGAGATGCCGTAGCGATGCCGAATGCATTAAGGATACCTCTTGCCAGATCATCCATCTGACCGTTGAATTTGTTCAGATCGCCAGAATTGGTAATGAAGCCATTTTCCAGTAGTCTGTAGCTATAGCCCCTCTGTGCTGCTCTCCACGGATTTGCAAGGTCATCTCTCGGTTTGATTTTTTCGGCACGTCCTGGAAAGAATGAACTGATAAAGTTAGCCAGTGCCGTGTCGTATTTGTCTGGACTATAGCCCTCCTCAATAATTACATGACCGCCTTTTACAGACGGAACATTGCTGTCCATGTGTAATTCCAGAATCTGCCAATCTTTCGGAATATTGAGGCTCATAATACCATTATCGGCATACCAGTTCCGGTTCATGTCAGCGATCGTGACGTTTCCGCCTCCAAGAGTTGATAATCTGGAAGCGAGCGCACGTACACGCTCTGCCTCCGTATATCCATATCCTACTGCTCCGCAATCACCGGCGCCATGACCAGCGATAATAAATAAATGTGCCATAGTATCTCTCCTTTCAAGAGGACGGTTTTACTCGCCCTCAGTTCTCGGTTCTGTTTTGATCTCAATGTTTTTAACAGCATCTTCTGGTAGTTCCTCTGTCATATCTTCCAAAAATTTCTGGATCCATTTCTTCACACCTGATGGAACCGGCAGACCGCATAACGTCATATTCTTTAAAATGCTCACCAGCTCATACAATATAAATAGTAGACAAAAAAACTCACAGATTCCAAGCTTGCTGATGCCAAGAACCTTAATATATGTTTCCGGAACCATAAACAGCACATTTATATGCATGATCACATCGATCGCCATAAGCAGGCCGGTCGATGTCAGCATCGCTGTTTTCCGGATTGCCCCATCAATCCCGACACTGGAATTAAATTTGTGCTCTTTAATTGCACGTAAAACACCTAAAATAGTATCCAAAGCTACCGCAACCAGCAAGATTCTTACAAAAGAATCCGCCGAAAGTAATGTAATAATCTGATTCATCATTCTAATCTTCCTTTCCTATTTTCTCACAAAAATAAGACCTATTCGGTCTTGATTTCCATTCGCTTTTTCCTTTTATTTTCCTTCTATTATTGCCCTTACTTCTTCTCGGATCTCTTCCGGCACATCGTTAATAGTGATTGTACCACGCTTGATTCTTCTTACATATGCATTGAGTATAGCCTTATTTGCCATTGGTCTCACCCTCTTTCAAAAGCTGCTCGTATAAGTAGCAAATTGCATCATCCTGTTCAGCCGCTGTTTCCTTAATAGCCAGATTCTCTTCATACAGAGCACAAACAGCGTCATCCTGATCTGCTAAAGTATCTGGTGCTGTCAATAAGAACTCTTCTCGTTTTTCTAACTGTTCTGTCTCTTCACGATAACGTTTTGCATCCTCACTTTCAGATGCAACCAGTTTACCATCAACGATCTCGAATTCGTATTGATTATCAAAATCAAAATCTTCCGGAAAATTAAACTCAATTACTATTGTGTCTTCTGGAAAGCAATTTTCATCGGCAGTTCCGATAATTCTATTCTCTTCATTCAATTGTACAAACATCACATCACCCCATATAACGATTTAACCGTAGCTGCGTGTCCACCACATCCGGTGGGATCCAACGTATGAACTGAGCACGATGTTAACCTGAAAGTCGTTCCACTCATACTCGTAGTCGCTTTATACAAATAGCTAGTAGTTCCGTCATCATGCCCTGCTGTAAAAAGAACTGTTGTGCCTCTGTTTTGGTTTTGATCGTAATATCTTGTTCCTATTAGCATCGCGGTACCACTGGATGTTCCAAGAATGAATGTGTCAAACAGACTCAAATTAGCAACAGTAACACTTCCACCTTTTGAAAGAGTGCCACTCCATAATTTCTTAACGTTTGCGTATCCACCTTGCCATATGCCCCACTTTCCAGCTTGCATCATTCGTCGATAAATGCCTCCGGTGTTAGTGATATATGTTTGATGACAATAATCGGTTGAATAAGGTCTTGATATCAGCCAGCCGTTCTGGTTTAATGGTCGATTAGTGCTGTTATTTCCGAGATACCAAGTACAACTTTTGGTCAGCTTATTACAATCACCAGTTACAACTGGAATGCCTAATTCAAGTTCTTCCGTTGGATAAAGTCCAATACCTTTACCTTTGAACGCTATTGATGCTCCATCAATACCAAAGCTGTCCGTTGGATAAAATTTTATTTGTTTACCTCTAAAACATATCCATTCAGCATCACTGTCTATTCGAGAGTGTACCGGAGCTTTACTATTTCGTATAGTATATATGCTAATTTGAGCGGTGTCTGTTTCTGTTTTATTTGTTCCACTATCAACGCCAGCTATTTTCGCAGTAATGTCAATACCAGCTTCGTGTCCAGATAGTAACGGATCTACGCCTGTGTATTGAACCATTTCAGCTATTTCATAATCGTTTTCAGTAACAGTGTTTCCACAAGATATAATGGTTCCATCAGCATTGATTACCTTACCGTATCGTCTTGTGAAAGTAGTACCACTCGGATTATAGTCAGAAGTTACCTCACGATTTTCACCTGTTACAGAAATAATATCTTCTGAGTCACTCTTAACAGTAAGGCCTTCATTAGTTAATTCAAGACTGGTCGGTTCACCGTCTTGTCCCAGAACAATTTTGGTATTGTCATATCTGAGAACTTTTCGTATTTCCTCCAGTACTCCATCTGGTGTGGAGCCTACTGAATAAGTAGTAGATGTTGTGTTATCTGTGTAGGTCAAGATTGTACGTGACCACAGATACGGTTTCTCAGCGGATGTAGCTGGTACTAAGTCTGTCCATGTACCTGTCGGAGCTGTTGTACCGTTTGAGTGAGCTTGATAAGTTATGGATGTGGATTTGATTCCTTTCCCTGTCGCTCCTGTATTTCCCATCTTACCGACGGCATAAGAAGTAGTGGAAGTCTTATCTGTATATGTGATAATAGTCCTCGTCCACAGATATGATCCTGCTGCAACTGACGGTATTGATGTAACCCAGGTACCCGTAGGTATGGATGTACCGGATGTGCTTGCCTGATACGTCACTTCAGTAGAACTGATTCCTTTACCAGCAGGTCCAGTATCACCTTTATCTCCTTTAGCTCCCGTGTTACCATAAACCGCAAGAAGCAATACAGATGTTTGACTTGTATTATTCGTGTAGGTAATTACTTCTTTTTGCCACAAATACTTATTAGTAGCATCAAGAGTTGGTATCGAAGTAGCCGTTATGCTTGCTGCGCTTGGAGCTGTTTGAGATGTTGTTCTGGCATAATAGTAAGCGATGGACTTAATACCATTACCAGTTGGACCAATTCCGCCAGTTTCTCCTTTATCTCCTTTGTCACCCTTGTCTCCTTTAATCAATGACCAGCTATAATCAGAGTATTTTGTACTTTCAGTAGCTGTAGTTTTGTTATAGGCAACACCGATATACTTTTTACCACTAGGATTATCAGACATACCGCTTGTTGGTGAATCAGCATATTTAATCCAGGTATAATAAGTCTTACCATCAGTTCCCTTAACGCCTTGCACACCCTGAGGACCTTGTGGACCAGTTTCTCCTTTATCTCCTTTATCACCGGTATTACCCTTATCTACTACGCCCTGACTTGTCGCGGTAACTCGAGTAGATGATTCAACTTCTGTTACTTTAGCAATTATATAGCAATAACCGTTCTTTGTAGTATTTCTCACTCGTAAAAGCACTGTATCATTTACCTTGACACCCGATGTACTTGTAACATACCACGAACCAGAGTAACCGTCTTTTGCATAAGTATCAATTTCTGTCTGGTTATAAGAATAAGAAGTAATCAATGTGACGAGAGATGCTCCTGCCGAACCAGTATCACCTTTATCTCCTTTATCTCCGCTCTCTCCTTTTTCTCCGTTCAATCCACTCTTTGCAATAGAATAAGCCGTATTCCTACTGGAATTGGTATAATAAGTGATTGTTCGGGTCCACAAATACTTTCCTGCTTCTGCATCTACTGGTTCACTACTCCATTCTCCATCCGGTGGTTCTGTCCCAGATTCTCCAATTTGATACGATATCTCGGCATGATCAATCGATACAACTTTTCCTTGTAGTTCTTTCAACATATCTTCGACATCCTGTGTCCTCTTAGACTCCATCAGTGAATAATTAGCCAGCTTCCCTGTATCTTCTCCATTTACCGTATAATGGTTCTGTACTTCCTGCACCCGCGCCGACAGATACAGCTTCTCTTGGTATCGATTATCAGCAATCCGGATTGTATCCCCTATGTCCGCCTGTAGATCATATAATTCTGCTTCATAGGATACTTTTTTGTCATTCCTCTGTTTTAATTCAGATAATCCTCTGTTAAACAATTCCTGTGGACTATCTGTTTCATACTCAAATGCTCCGTTGACATAACCATCAAATTCCCCTTGTCCAGTATAGTCGTATGCACGATATCTTGACCATTTTTGATGGGCCTCTCTATCATAAATGCGAATATGCCCTTTGGGACTGTAATACCTTCCGTCATCATACTCAATAGATTCTATTGTAGTTCTGACTCCATTTTCTTCCTTTCCATAGCAAATCATACAAGTACAGAGATCCTCAATACTACCAGATCTGGATAAGGCAATCAAATCAATATCATCAATAAATACCTGTTGTACCTTATCTTCTCCTAGTGATTTATAGATATTTACAACCTGCTTCGTAACTTTAGCACCATTCATCTCAATCACAAATTCGCATTCGGCATCAAATGCATTCATAATCATTCCAATTCTCGCTAAATGGCTATCTGTACGACTCTCATATTTTGTTGCTCTCTTCCGATCAGCTATCTCATTAACACCTATGCTCCATCCGGTATCATGTAAGCACCGATTCATTGTTGTTTCTACAGGTTCTGCTGATACATTCCATGCTCCCGCCACTTCATTGATCAAATCAAGACCTATGTCTTCGCAGTGTACGTCCCATTTTTCATCCCCCTCGATAGACATAATCGTATACAATCTGTCTTTGCCATATTTATCTTTGAAAGCGATATAATTACCTTCTGTAATATATTTGCTATCTTCATGATCTGGAAATGTTTTAAAATCATACGTTCCAATTGCTACATTATTTGCCAAAGTAATCCTTTGCCCATAATTCACTCCACTGTCATCGATTGGCAAACTATATTCAGCATCCGTAGATGGATTGCAAAGCACATGCATGTCTCTACTAATGATAAACCATTCCATTTATATCCACCTTTCTCTATACGTTACTTCCACTTCCGGCATTTCAGAAAATGTTGAAGTCACAATTCCCAGTGTATGCTCTCCCGGCGGTAGCAATAGAGGTTGACTACCAATATCAACTGTGTCCATATTGATCACATCATTGATATACAGCTTATTAAACATTCCATCCAGGTATACTCCATCACCCGATGCAAAATAATTCGGTATATCCTCATATCGTTCCACATTGTACTTCACTACTTGCAAAGCTCTCAGAAGATTATTCCGAATTGCTACATAACCCTTATATGTAGCCCCATACCAAGTTACTTTCCTAAGCTCCGCGCTCTTGTCTTCTACCTGGAAAGTTTTACTTATTCCTGCATAACTAAATCTTACAGAGACCTTTGCCCCAATCTTTTCGACAACTACACATGGTCCACCCTCTCTGGCGGTCACATAGAATTTCGTAGTGTTTTTTGTATCCCATACCCTTTTCTGTCCGATATATATCGCCATATCAGACCTTTCTGAATTAACATTATTGTCTTCAAATACTACTGACACAATAATATTATCGTCTCCATCCGAAAATGTAACAGAATTATGTCCAATCTGGCTCCCTTTATCTGTCGCTCCGTCTGTATTAAAGTCAAAACGCCAGCAAGACCTCCAGTTAACTGGATACTTTCCATTTTCATCGGCAGGTACAATTTTTGTCATCGCCGCACCGTGCCAACTATTCCCAGTTTTATAGTTCGTGCATTGTATATACCCCTCATTTGCAGATTCTTTCGTGTAACTAATCACACCATTTTGCAATCTTTCCGGAGTTACAGGTGGTGTAACTCCCTGATTTAATAACCATCCCCTGTCTTTCCACATATGATCATCAAACAAAGTGACATTCACCTCGTATTTTTTCCCGTCCACCTCTTCTGGATGTCCAATCTGGTAAAAACGATCATCCAATGTCAATCCAAGATATCCATTATCTGACTTCATTGTCGCTTTTACATTTATTGGCACTGGTTTTGTCCCGTCATTTTGTAAAGTGATAACTTTTCCGCCTTCATTATTTGCTGTTTTTTCTGTTATTTTATATTTGTACGGATCGGAACAAGTGAATGTAAAACTTCCTTTTACATTCAACCTTCCAGAATCTACATCTCCAATGCTTTCTTTTGTTCCGATATAATACTTGTCTGGTTCATCAAGGAAAATAAGCTTTGATTCTTCATTGTTGATCAATGCACATAACTTATTAAATTTCTCTCTAAAATCTTCCGGACTATTACTTAACATCTGATAGTTAATCTGTATTGTCCGCACTTCATCTCTCTTTTGTCTATAACGCCGTCCGTCCTGATTTCCAATTTGAATATTTCCAACTTCGGATTCTAACAGTTCGCGCCCTTCCACACTTAATGTCCTATATCCATCAATTTCATTTTCGATATATACACCGTTGATACAGAGCGCCTCGGAAGGCAACTCCGTACTGCTTTGTTTACTTACTGTATCTACGAAATTATACATTTTGTCACCTTCCTACCTCACGCCTGTTTTTCTCATATTTTGCTTTTCAAGCTTCTTTAACTCCTCTTGGGTATAAGTTGCTGATGCTTTCGCTACCTGTCTGCCATCAATCTCCAACGGTACATAGATGGTGTAGGTTTCATTCCTGCTGTATTCATAATCATCATTAAGATCATCAATACCGATTCTTAATCCGGCTCCAATCTCTGGGATAGGAACTAAATCCGGAATGTCCACCAGTTTCCATGCTGCCTTTTTCACATCTGTGACCCTATCAGAAATTCCATTTACCCATCCTTCACCGAAATAGCCGCCAAGCTTATCTGCTACTTTTGACGGACTATGGATTTGTGCCTTCGCCCGGATTGCCGCCTCTGCTGCAGCTGCCAACTGCGCTGCAACAGATCTTACACGTCCGACCTGACTTGCCATACCGTTTGCAAGGCCTGCCCCTATATATACACCGCAACTGTATGAACCGGATCCGGCTGATTGCATTGCCAATACTGTAGATGCAGACATGGTTCTTGCCGTAGATACCGCCCGGCTCATGCCGTTATGGACTCCATTATTAAAGTTGTTTCCAACAGCATTGCCAGAGCTTCTTGCTTTTCCTTCCGCATTTGAGAATTGACTAATCAATGCACTAATTGCCGACTTTGCCTTATTTCCTAATGCATCCAGTCCAGAATTTACTACATTCACACTAGACCGCATACTTGATAATGAACTCTGAGCACTTTTTGCGTTGCCTGCTATCGATTTCATACTTGAATTAACAGACTTTAATGCTACCACCATCGCAAGCGTGCCAGCTGCGCCACCAGCCATAGCAGCTCCAAATGCAACCACCGCAACAGCTGATGCGCCCATTCCGGCTGCAAGACCTAAGGATAATGCTGTTAAGGCTGTCAGTGCTCCTACTGTTGCTAAAGCTCCGGATGATACAGCAGGGAATGCAGCTCCCATCAACAGAAGTCCTGCCCCAGCTACTGTAAGACCGGCACCAAGGGCCAGTGCTCCTGCTGCAAGAAGCAATACACCCGCTGCCGCTATCAGGACAGCTGCGCCAACTAATGCAAGCCCTGCACCTACCACTACAAGTCCGGCACCAAGAACAATGCACCCTGCACCTGCTACTGCAGCCCCAGCTCCAAACACAATCATGCCTGCTCCGAGGGTTGCTATGCAAGCTGCTCCCTGAATTCCATATTGCACAATGGTCGGAAGCACACCTGCTACTATGGCAAGCCCAACACTTGCCAGCAGTGCTCCGGTTGAAACCAATAATATAGCTACACCAAAGGCAACGAGACCTACTGCTCCGGCTGTCAATGCTGGTCCTAGTGCTGCTGCGCCAAGGGCAAGTCCGGCAATTGCCGCAACCATACCAACCATACAGCCTATAGCAAGCGGTCCCGCATTCGCCAGATTAACAGCCGCCAGTGATAATACAGCAATCCCCGCTGCCGCAATCAGGACAGCTGCACCAAAGGCAATGAATCCGGTTGCTCCGGCCGTCATAGCCGGCGCCACATTTTTGGCAACAACCATTAAGCCTGCCACCGCTCCTGTCATGCCGATTAGTACCCCTACTGCAAGAGGACCAGCTTGTGCCAGTTGCACCGATGAATATGCTAACACTGCCAATCCAGCACTGATCATTAACACACTTGCACCGACTGCCAATAATGCCGGTGCCATTGCTGTCAATTTTTTTGTTCCTCCAGACATAGACGACAACATTTTTGTCATTCCTACTGTGAGCCCCGTTACCACTCCAACTAAACCAGCAAAGACAGCAATTGCACCTGGTCCAGCATTTGATACTGCAACTGCTGATCGTGCCAATAAATAAAATCCTGCACCAATTGAAAGCACTCCAGCTCCCATCATCATAAATGCTTTGGCGGACGCTACCATTTTTTTCGAACTGCTGCCACTAGACTTTCCAACGGCCTCTTGTCCACTTGAAACTTTAAATAATCCAGGCGCTATTTTTCCAAGTCCAGCTTTCGCCAACCCGCCAATAGCTCCTGTAAACACTCCAACAAATGGAGCTACTGCTTTAACGATTTTAAATCCTCGGTAGGCAACATACAGCTTCGGCAAAAGTGTAATTGTTTTTGCCACCGCCTTATCATGTTCTTTTAAGAATCCTGCCAAGCTTACTAATCCATCTTTTGCAACTCCTATTGCATCAGAAAAACTTTTCACACTTTCCGTACTTCCAAAACTTCCACTTAATGTTTCCAGTTCGCCGCTAATTGCATTTACTGCCTCTCCAAAGGCTGTCCTTACTTCTTTTGCGTCTGTTTTAAGTACATTCCAGTACGGCAATATTATTTCAATAGCTTTCGGGATTCCAACAGCCAATTTTGAAAATCCTGCATCCACCTTGCTCGTCATGCCATTTATAGCATCAATCACTTTTGGTTTTGCGAATGTATCATACAGGTTCATCATTCCACTCACAGCTGAGGCTTCCAGGTTACCCATAGCACCTTCGAATGTTGTCACGGATGTGGCCGCTTCTTTTGCCATGTCCGTCATACCGATATTGGTAATTGCCTGTCCTAACAGATCTGCAGTGATGGCTCCATCTTCCATAGCCCCTTTGAAATCATTTCCAAGTACCGGATTCAGTTTGATTAACTCTTTTCTTAATCCTCCGGCAAGCTGTGGACTGGCATTGATGATCTGATTCCAATCTTGAGCATGTAAAACGCCTGCTGCCATTGCCTGCGAGAATGCCAATGCTACACCCTGGTACTCTTTTGCACCACCACCAAATACTGCAACAGCATTACCTACTGCCTCAGTAAGCTTGTCTGCGTCTTTAACACCATTCGCTGACAGGGATCCGAACGTACTCAATACATCCTGTAGTGAAAACACCGTCTTATCTGCATATGTTTTCAATGAACCGGTTGCTCCGGCAATCCTCTGTATTTCATCTTCAGCATAGCCACTAAATCTCATAGCAGCCTGTAACTTGTACATAGAGTCTGATGTCTCTATTGTTTCTTTCGACAAATCACTAACTGAATTCGTAACTAGTGACACTGCTTTACCACCGATCGCTGCCATTGCACCAAATCCAAGTCCGCCCATGAGAGTAGATTTCAGATTACTCGCATATCCCTGACAGGATTTCATGATAGATGAGAAGTTCTTATCCTGCGCTGATAATATTGCTTTTACACTATATGATTCTGCCATCCTCTCACTCCTCTCTATCCGACAGCTTTGTTATTCCAGCAAATCTGGATGGTTTTCTTCGATTCTTTATCTTCCTTAGTTCTTTATCCAAATCAAAGAACTGTTTGAATCTCCTATAAACCGGTTTAGTCTTTCCTTTACCAGCTTTCTTTTCTGCGCACACCGCAAAATTCAAAAATGCCTGGCGATGTTCATGTAAACTCTCATCAAGCATCCGAAGTTCTAACGCTTCCATCATAATCTCATATTCAGCCAGCGTTAGCTGATCTACCTGTTCAAATGATGTGAATCCAAAATATCGAAAACAATTCTTCGCCACTATCGTATACAGATCTTCATCTTCTACTGATTCTGAGCCATCTGTTTCTCGTACTCTCTCTCGATCTCTTCCACCATTTTCTTGGTAGCATTTGCTTTCGATAAAAAATCTTTTGTCTCCTCCATCAACGCATCAATATCAGCTTCTTCCGAATCAACGTAGGAATCTAACAATGCCTTTGTTGCTCTTGGACTCTCGCCCTTATTTGCTAAATCCAAAAGATCTACCAGTGCATCTGGTTCCTGATCGATTACAACTCTGGCAATCAGATATCTTGCTCCTACTTCTTTTGTTGTTCCTGGCATTCCCTGAACTGGAATTTTAGCTGTTTTGTTTGCTTCTCTCAAAAATCCCATGCCAAATCTGAACTGATATACAGCTCCATCAATAGTAAGTTCCATCATATTGTTTTATCTCCCTTCTGTGCGATGTCGCACATTAAAAAGAGGACGATTCTTCTCGCCCTCTTAAGCTCCTGTCTTCTGAGTGTCTGCGAATACATACGCTGCTACTTCCTGCTGTTCTGCAGTTACTGTCGCATACCCTTTTACACCTTTACCTTCTAATCCGAATGTAAGTGATAATTCTACGTTGTCTTCAGCACTTGATGTCTGATCAAGTTCTGTAAGATATCCCTGGAAATATCTTGCTTTAAACTTACTGCTCGAACTTGCCTGTGGCTCTGCCAGATTCACTTCCCAGATTTCCATCTTTTCATCATTGTCCAGTGCTTCCTCCAACTCATCAATGAACGTATCTCCTTTTTTCAATAAACTGGATGCCGTGATTTCTCCTTCTGCAGTCCCAGGTGTACGTACTGCACCATCCTTGGTTGCCGTAGAATCTGCATCTTTTGATTTTGTACGTTCGTTCTCTGTCGTAAACGCAAGTGCTGTTGCGTCATGATCTTTCTCTGTACTCAGGATACGGTACAGATACACGATCTTTTTACCCGCAATTGCTTCTGCAAATAACTGCAGCCCAAATAACTTTCTGTTCTTCACTATTGTCATCTCCTAACTAAATTTATATCCAACTACCAAAACTCCCATAAGAAGCGGCTGTTTCGTTGTATTATCCGGCAGGATTCTCTGTGTCGGTCTCTGCATATTCCAAGCATAGTGCGCTGTATGTTCGATAGACCTGCAGATGTTTTTGATATCTGCTAAGATACCTGATACCGTTCCTCTCTGCCGCATATTATCATGCCAGACTTTCAACGTCAGATTCACTTCACCGACTATCTCACTCTTTGTTGCCTGATCGCTCTCCGTGCAATCAGCCAGATAGACGAATGGATATGGAGTGTCTTTCAGCGGTAATACCGTATCATATATTCCAATTCTTGTTCCCTTATATTTTTCTCTCAGTGCTATTAAAAGTGCACTGAACATTTCCTGCTGTGGATCCATGCTTATCACCTCACGAGCTTTTGTAAATCCGACTTAAATTTACCTTTTTGTTCATCGAATGCTGGCTTTAAGTATGGCTGTGCCTTCATGAATCTCGTACCGAGTTCTACATATGCTCCATAGTCTGCCGTTGGTTCAACTTCGGCAGTCTTGCCTCCGTCTGTCATTTCAAGAGTAATACTCCGCCTCAGATGTCCCGTATCAACAGGTGCTTTCTCCTGTGCTTTTCTCTGCATCTCTGAACCATTTTTTCTTACAACAGTTCTCACTGCCGATAAATCCATGTTTCTTGTCAGTTTGGCTTCTAGCTTTTCAAAGCCAATCACCTGTACTCCCATCACACCACCTCCGACACAAAATATATCTGCTTGGTCCTTAGTTTCCTGCTAAAATCCACACCATAAACCTTATTGTCTATGCGGATCCTATCAAACGGTTGGTTATAATGATTCTGCAAATGAATGGTAAGGCTTCCTTCCTTTATACCTGAATAGACAAGTATCATTGTATTTTCTCCAGTGTCCATAACTGATGCATACCTTTTTACTTCTGACACCTTATCATCGACATAATTACCGGTAGTGGGATCATACTCTCCAGGGGTGAGTTTCTGGAAATATATAGGTGTGTCGTATCTCATAGGAATCTCACCTTACCTTTCTTTGATTCTTTATGATCATCCAGATATGCCCGGATATCATCCATATATCCCGCAAAATCATTCTCCGACCAAGAAAGACTTTCTCCCTCAACACTGTGAGAGGAAAGCCCTTCCGAACCGATTCTGTTGAACCGTATGATTGACACATCCAGGATGATATAATTCATCTCTTCCGGAGGTTCCAATCCTCCGAGAAGAAAGCGCAGTCTTTGTTTGGTGGCCTTTAATATCAGCAGTAATTTATTTTCCAAGGCTCGGTCTATTTCTTCCGGCAGTCCCAACAAGGCTTTCAGATCTTCAATCATACGATCCTCCTATTCTGCCGGCTCTTTATTTTCGGGTTCCTTCTTTCCGGCTTCTGGTGGTTTTTCATCGACATCTGTATCGGTTGCATTATCCGAAGTTTCTTCCACCAATTCGATCAGCGGGCTATGCTGTTTGTTGTTGCTGCCGGCCAGCTCCTCGATTCTTTCTTTGCTGACATCTACTCCTTCACGAGGGAAGATATCTCCCTCGTTATAGGAGTGATCATTATCATGAAGATCAATAAAATGTTTGATTACTTTATACATGCTTCCTTACCTCCTATGCTCCCGGATTGACAGTTACAGCTACATCACCAGAGCGAACAGCTTTGTAGTTCTGATCACATTCAACCAGTGTGATATGGTGAGTTGCTGTCGAAGCAATCTCTGATTCACCATCCCACTTAGACCAGTTCTTAACATCCATACCGTAAGTTACTGCTGTTGCAGCTGCAGCATCTTTGTACTTCCAGCAGTTTCTCATTGACATTAACTGCTCTTTCACTGTCAGCTTTGTGGTTCCTGCTTCTGATCCAGCCTCTGACGTTACCCTTAACGTTCCTAATGTCTGTGTATCAGATTCTCCTACAGAGATGTAAGCAATTGCATCCAGATACTCGCAGAACAGACGTAAGCCCATGATTGCGTAGTTATCGGAAATCATACGGCTGTATGTTCCTTCTGAGTGGAATCCGATAAACCCTGTCTCTGAATCCGTTGTGAATCCAAGTCCAGCTTTGGCAAACTCTGAATCTCCCGGATCAACATAATATGCAATCATATTGTTGAGCGGTGTTGCAATTACAACATTCTGCGGAACCTCAGAAGTAACAAATACAACATCCGCTCCGAGGAAATTTGTCAGATACTTGAAGCCGAATGCAGTCTGCAGTGTAATATCTGCTGCACCGAGATACTTGTACACATCCAGAGTGTTTACCCAAACAGCTACTCCGGTTGCCGTTCTCTTCATCTTCTGGAACTTAGCCACAACCTTTCCGATCGCCATTGCAACAGCCAACTGCCAAGTTGTTTCGTGTCCTGTAAGAGATCCGGCTTTTAACTGTGCGTAGAATTTATCAGTCACTACATTCTGCAGATCGGACTTGAACTCATCATCCGTATCCTGTACTGCCGCCTCATAACCTTTTTCCGAAATGGCTTCAAGAGATACGCCTTTACGATATTTTTCAATCTTGATCGTATCAAAAGGCTTTTCTTCTACTGTGTATCTGGACATCGGGATTTCTTCGCCTTCTCCAACATCTCCTGACTGCAGTTCACCTTTTACCGTTTTGGTCTTTAATACCGAATTGTTTTCCTTCCTGATCATTCTGGTAATTTCCAGAATATCTAACAGTGCCTTCAGGTTCTTACCAAAGGATGTGACAAAGTCAATCTCTCTGGCTTTTACCTGGATCTGCACTTCTCCTGTCAGGTTATTCGGTGCTGCAAATACCTGCAGACCTAATCTTCTAATATCATGCATGTTTCATACTTCCTTTCTTACTTACTGAAATAATGTGATGTTCTCAGCGATCAGCTTCTGTCTTTCTGACGGATTCTTCACTTCTAAGATCTGTTCTTTTGTCATCGGTGGTTTATCTCCACCATTACCTGCTTTTGGAGGTTTCCCCTTTAAAGCATCTTTCACTGCATTCTGTACCGCTTCCTTGTACATGGTTGAAAAAGCTTCTACTGCTGCCTTGGTTCCATCTGCATCTTCTGCTACAAGGTTCATAACCAGTTCGTCCGGAATAGTAATGTTCTCGCCTGCCAGCATCTTACGGGCTTCTTTCGCCATGTCTGACCGGGCATTCTGACGTTTCATCTCTTCCAGTGCATCCTCCGCTTTCTTCGCCCGGTAGTTTGCTTTTTCCTCATTGGTCATCTGAGCGAGCTTTTCCGCTTCCGATACCTTATCGTCCGTCAGCGTCTTCCATTTGGTCTGCGCATTTGTCACAGCCGTATTAACTGCCTTCTGGACACGTCGGTCGAACTCAGACTGATTGCCTTCCAGTGCCAAAAACTCATCAAATGACATTGTTGTGTTGCTGTTATTTCCAGGATCTTCTCCAGCTCCAGCACCGTTTCCTTCTCCGGATCCGCCGCCGTTTCCTCCAGGCTCTGTAAATAACTGCAGGTTACTCATTGGAATTCTCCAGTGTTTGTTCATGTATTTCATCTTATCTATCCTTTCCGCCCCGCCCCATTCATTTAAGCCTAGGTCGTTGCATCTTGAATGTGTAGTTTAACGACATTTCGGTCACATCAGTTACATGATCCAGACATACTCCGGAAACTCATCGGCAATCATACAGATGCCAATGAAAAAGGAATCCACCAGAGCTCGCGACTTCTCTGATAGATTCCCATACTTTATATCCACCCTTCCGGGAGATATCTCATATTCAATTTTATCGTCTGTCAGGTCCTCAATAGACTTGATCAGTGTCTGTGCAAGTGCTGTTACACCGGCGCACACGATATCTAATCCGGAAACAGCATAATTTGCATGCCCGGATATCTTTATCTCATCCTTGCGGACGGTTACTTCAATCAAGACATCCCACCTCCTGAAATGTCGCAAAGATTTTCGGTGATTGAATCGCTAACCAATCCACCATTTCTTCATTTTGCGCCCAGGCGGATATCATGTTCGAGTTTGCAGATAAGCCACTCTCTTCTAAATATGCATGTATAATTTCATGCCTCAGCACACGATTCATATGTCGTTTTCTTCCTTCATCCGTGAAATCTTTATCCTTGTTTTTCAGAATGTAAATTTCTCTATTACATCGATTGAACAAACCATCTGCATATTCTCCCACGCCTTTCAACCGCTCCGGATACTCTTCTACAAAATGAATATCGTAACATGTCCCCATAATACTGATAGTCATATCACGCAATCCTGTCACCTTCTTGTACTAAAAATGAGTATAAAAATACCACCAGTCTTTTCAACTGATGGCATATTTTCTATGAAACAATAACTCCGAGTACTGCAGATAAAATCACATTGAAAGTTTCGGCGCAGTATTCTTTGGCTTTCTGCATTCTGCTGTTCTCTTCCAAGAACTGTACACCCTCAAATGTAATCTCGAATGGTCTATCCGTCTGTATTGTCGGCGCATCTTTTGTATTGTCAATAATTTTAAATCCTGTGATATAACCTTTTCTTACCAAAGTAACGATTATTTTACACCAATAATTCTGTGGAATGTGAAACAACTTGGAATCCCATGAAAAATCTTCTAACTGAGGACTTATATCCTTTTTCATACACTCATATAAGTATTTCAGAATCTTATACATGATTACTTCCATATCGTCTTTTGCCATACGCCCCTCCTTTCATTGTCCAAAAATACCTCCAATCATTATGATTAGTGGTGTCTACTCTACAAAATCTGGCAATTCTTTTTTCAACTTTAATGATTTTTTTATATCTTTCACATATACTTTATATGAACTTTCTCCGTATTCCAGTTCCATATATCCATCAGGAGTACGACCGAACATTTTGTAGTAATCGTTATATAGCTTTTCCAACTCTTGTGTCATTTTTCCATACCACATTACTTCATATCCATTCTACTCATTTTAACTAGTGACACTTATTTCTGATATAAATATCCGTTTTCATACAGATAATCATTTTCTTCTACAGTTAAAACCGAGAATGGATTTACCCAAGTATCGTCCTCTTCTATCGGTCCATCATATTTATACTCTGATGGAATGAATCCCAGTTTTTTGCATATTCTTTCATATTCTTTATCAACTGCCATATCAAAGCACCTCCAAAGATATTCCAGCATCGCTACTTTTGAATTGGTTCAATTCCTGGCAGGCAGCCGTGATTCACTATATAATTCATTTCTTCATTAGTCAATACTTTAAAGGGGCTTTCCCATGAATCATCCTCTGTATTGAACTCCGGAATTGCAATATCTTTAGGTTCACAACCCAATTTATCGCATATTCTTTTATACACTTCATCCATGCTACCACACCTCCAAATACACTCCTGCTTGTTCTAGCCATGTTCTTACTTCTTTATCATACCCTTGCGTTTCCATCCGGTCAAGGGCAAATCCAGCATTCACAGAATTGAATTTATTCTTATCTACCCAATATTTGTACACCTTACCGTCATGACAAGCTACCAGTCCAAAATTGTACCCTCTTTTCACACAAGTCATCAAATCTGCAAGACTCGGAACGCTACTGCCTGGATGATTATGTATAGCGATAATTGTTCCCGGACCTGACTCTTCCAGCAACTGCTTCATCGGCTTATTCATCTTCGCTTTGCTCTCTACATCATAGTCTTTATTCACTGCATATTGTCCATTGACTACATTGATAAATGCCAAGTCTTCAAATCTTGTACCCGATCTGTGACTTAGCATATCCTTGGAAATGTCCCATGCTCTACGATTCACCTTTGAATTGCCGGATACCTGATTGAATTTCTTTCGGTACTCCGAAGACGTAAGAAGCAATTTCTTCACAACTGTATCAGCATATTTATATTTCTTTTTACTTTCTTCACTTTCCCTTGAAGCCTTCCAATCTTCGAAATTCAATCCATGTTCCTGATAACTGTTTATCCACTCCTCATAAGCCTCATTATCCATATATGCTGCTATGCTACAATGGCAGTTCGGGTGTATTGGTGGAGCATTCTCTCCAGGCATCATATCTTCTACCTTGAAATGCTTTCCATCAAGTGCCCTGCATACCGCACACGCATCACTGTTGCTACAGGCAATATACTCATACTCATCAAATCCATTTCTGACAAAAGACTGCTTCTGAGCCTCTGTCTGCACTCTTGCAAGCTCTGTCGTCATGAGCCTCTGCGCATTATAAGCACTGACACCGAATCTCTTCTCCAGATGCTTTGCAAGTTTCTTCGGATTCTGTCCTCTGATCAGTCCTGATGCAAGTAATCCTTCCAGCTCTGCCTTGAGCATGCCCTGATACATCCAAATACGATCCGAATATGTCGCATTCTTAAATGATGCATTCACAATTGCATGCGCATATTTTTCATTCTTCAGAACGGACTTGCCAAGGATACCGGCTTGTCTCTGGAACTCTTTCAGTGCTCTTTCTGTCAGCTTCTTGCCAAAATACTTCTGCAGCTCATCAAATCCAGACACCATTTCAAGACCGATATTTGCCTTCAGAAGTTCTAACCGGTTTACCTTCATAGTCAGATTGTAAATCCGCATCTCTTCATTTGCCTGATCAGAAAGGTCCTTTGTCGCAACATACTTTTTTGCTTTCCGCTCATATGCTGCAATATCCAGCTTGTTTACTCTCTTTTTCGCCTCGGCCATTGTAATGCCTTCTTTAGCAGCATATCTACTGTAGAATCCATTGATCTCTTTATTGATCTCATCCATCATGTTGGCGTAGATTTCTTTGATCTGACGATTATACTCAGCTTCTTCCTGAATATTATGCTTCTTTGCCTCTGTTTCCCGGTTTTTCCAGTACTCCTGACTGTCCATCGCCTGCACCTCCGAACATCTGTGTCATAACAGGATCTACCTTCGCTTTCTCCTGTTCTTTTTCAATTTTGTCCATCTCATTCTGGACATTATCCACAACAGACAGCACGCCAAGCTGTGTTTCCTGCGATACGATTCCATCAAGATTGCCGGCGATCTGACTCTCCTCCAGTACATTCGATGGAATGTTCGGGGTGAAATGGTAATGCAGTTTTACCCAGTCATCTTCTTTCATTCCAGATACAGGATTCGAAAAGATCAGCTTGTACCGCCGGTTCATTCCGGATGTAAACTTTCGTTCTTTTGTCTTTGCCAGATTACTCATCCCCTGCAGCTTATATTTCATGGCAATACCGGAACTTGTCCCAAAATTCTCATCTGAGATATTCGCAACCATGCAGATATGAAAGATTAACTTTTCCAGACGGTCAATCAAGTTCTCCTGTGTAGCATCTCCATCTGGTTTTTGCAGAAAATCTACTATTACATCCTCTGCATCTTCGCCAAGATTGATAATTCGGTTGTCTCGAATATGTTCCAAATCACCTTCATCCAATTTAGCACCCAGAACTTTCATATATGCATCGGCAAAATAATCGACATCATTTGCTTTCTCACTGATTGCTTTGTTATAGGCATCAATCATGGACATTGCCGGCTCAAATATGCTTGTGCGCTCTTTATTCTCCACATATTCACTGGCCGGTATTCCATCAAAGCCATGTATCTTCTCCTCTTCCTCCCAAATAAGCTTCCCTTTTTGGGTAAACCACCGAACCTTGGTTTCATCCGATACGCTTCCATGCAATACATTATTGGAATCCATATACAATCGAACAAAATACCGTTCCCTGCACAGCACCGAATCATCATAGATCATAAATGCATCAAATGGAGTCAGGTAGGTAATCCCGATGTTCCCCAGTTCATCCACATAATACATCTCATATCCTTTACCATAGATACAACAGATCTTCGACAGCTCTGCGTTATTATCATCCTGATCGTTATACTGATCCAGAAACTCCACATAGTTTTTAATGTGATCCGAAGCATCATCTACGGAAATCTTAATTGGATTTCCGATAAAAAATCCATTGAATGTGTCCACCATATACTTTGCAAAGTTAACTGCAATACGGTTATCCGGTTTATAATCTGGCTTTGGCTTCTGGTGGAAAATCTGGTAATCAGTTTCATATGCATCTTTCAGATATTTAAACCGAAAGGCGCATTCTGCATCATGCTTTGCTATAAATTCGTTCAGTTTATGATCTGTCAATTCTTCTTCTGACGGTAATCGAAATAACACTTTACAGTCCTCCTTTCAAATTTCTATTTAATTTCGGCTTAGCCTTGCGTTCTTCCTCAATGGAATAACGCAGCATCGCCATTGCATCATCAAAAAATGGAACTGGTTCTTCCAGATAAGTATTTGTACGCTCATCCTTCTTCCACTTCCATTGCTGTATTTCCTTTATGGTATTCACACAGGACGGATGTATGTGAATCCTGTGCTGTTTCAAATAATCTATCTGAGCATGCACACTATTCGTCTCTTTATTGACTCCCTTTGCTCTGTATCCGGCTTTCTGCCACATCTTGATACGATCCGGTTCTGCAGAGTCACACCACATCCTCAGTTTCTTATTGAATCTTCCTGCTGCCAACTTAATAATCTCTTCTGTATCCATCTCATAGATATATAATTCCTGAAAGAGATACAAGTCACCATCTTTGAATCCAACCTCACCAATGCAATTGGCATGGTTAAATCCAAAATCCTGCGCATTTACGATATAATCATAATTCTCCGGATTCCGGTCAAATTCTTCTATGACATAATTTTTGAGGATCAGTCCTGCAACCTCTCCCCATTCCCCCAGTCCATACACTCGATAACCTTCCGGATCTACTTCCTTACGCCGGAGCATACGTCTGTGATACGCTTCATCGATAAACCGGTTATTCTCATAAGTTGACTGGTGCGTCAGTACGTCCGGATCTGTCCGGTCAAAAAACACTTTTTTGATCCAGTGATGAGCCGATACCGGATTGAATGTCATCCTAATCTGATAAAATTGCCCCTCAGGAAGCTCACCTCGCAAACGGTCATCAATAATTTCAAAATCCGACTGCGTAATCTCCGTAGCCTCTTCAATCCAGACATCAGTCAGCTTCCCCCGTTTAAAAGTAATAGACTTGAGCTTTTCGCGTTGTTTCTCATCATTTACTCCACGAAATATAATCTGGTTATAATTACTCTTGCATTCCAGGAGCATATTGGAACTATTGATGTACCAATATCGCTTATAACTCTCTCCAAACATACGGAAAATAGCACCCTGCAATTCTGCAAAAGTGCTATCCCTGTTTGTTACATCTGCTTTCCTGACACACAGAAGATTTCTTCCCGGATCATTCATTAAGCGTAGAATATAATGCTGTGCCGTATCCATACTCTTTCCGGAACCAGCAGAACCTTTCATGACTATATACCGCTTCTTGCTGTGATCAACTTCTTTAAAACTGGCATTTGCCTGTACATTTATTTTCACCCTGTATCAGCCTCACCATAATCAATTGTGATATTCAGGTCCATATCAGTATCCATGTCTACCTTGTCTGTAAATAGCGCATACCGTTTACCGAGCAGTTCTGCTGCTTTCAACCGTTCTTTTTCTGACGGTGCTTTCTCCATCGTTCTTGCTTCACTGCAGCCTTCTCCTGTTCCTTCAACCACAATCTCCTGTGCCCGGCTTTCGCCACGTAGAACAGAGGTTAAATACCGGAGAACTTCATCCTGATCGGCAACCCGCTTTGATTCCTTTTCCGCCATCCTCTGTGCGATATACTCTTGAACCTTAACATTTCTTAACAATCTACTTGCCGCTGCAGCTGCTGTAACATCATTCTTAACATTTGGATACGCCACTTTGTAAGCCCGAGTGGCATTTAAATCGATCAGATATTCATCTGCAAATATTTTCTGTTTTTTTGTCACTCGGACTCACCACCTTTTCTATCTTTTTTGTTATTGATGGATCATACAGGTATCGAACCTGTGACATTTCGCTTATGAGGCGAATGTTCTACCATTGAACTAATGATCCGGATTTTGTGTATTAGAAAAGCACCCCGGAGGGTGCTTTTACTACACGTCATTATTTATATCATTATCAATAACTTTAAAAATTCTCTTTAAAACCATAAACAAATTCATCAATAATGTGAATACAAGATAATAAATCATCAAGCTACTAATCCGAGAATAGCTTTTTGAAAATAATTCCACAAAACATATAATCAATATAATTATGCTATTGAGTATTTCGTACATAATAGAATAATAGGTTTCTTTCAAAAGCTTCGCTGATATTGCTGCTTTGTTAGCGTTGTAATCTTTATCGCTAATTATTCTTTTTCGCATATCCAATACCAAAGTTAACATAGTAAATAACATCGACGTTAAAATGGAAATAATTACCGTAATTATATTAACCACATCATCATCTATATTCCTTATCCTCACAAGTGCTATAGAAACTAAAACTGGAACTCCAAAATACAAAAATAATGATACCTTTGAATATCTGTTGTCAGACGCTTTGAAACATTCTAGATGCCTGTTTATAATCTCATAACAATTAAGATATTTCTTTTTAAATACCACACGCCCTACCGCTAAAACAATTACTGCTATCAGCAGCAACCCATACGGAGATGTTACATTGTTAAATATTACTTTTACCATAAAATCATCTCATTTCTACTCAATTGCTCCCTTTGCTCTCAAATACTCTTCTCCGGTTTCTTGCATCACCATGCATAAACTCTCGAATGTTGGATGTCCGTTTTCAATAACAACTAAATTAGTTATATCCTCATTGACAACTAACTGATTTAAACCTTTCAAACTAATTGTCTTGTCCCTTTTTCCAACTGAAAATTCCATTTTAAAATCATCAATTTCAAAATCATCTAATTCAACAATAGAATTATATGCTCTTTCACCTCTTACACATTCCATGATTTGATTGTATTTATTATGTACAAACCCAATAGGTTTCCGAATTACTCTTTCTCTTATAACTTTCGAAGTTCCTCTGTCAACTCCATATCTATCAGCAGCATCATCCGGAATTCCATAACTTATTAATCTTATTGATTTAAGCACTCCATGCGTCAATAGCCTTTCCATATAGCCTCTTGGAACTATTGGATTTAAAACTGCTCTCAGCTGTCCGTCCAATTGTCTTACATATTCATTGAACTTTTTCTTTATTATACCCGTAATCCCATTTCTACCTAACGATTGAACTAAAACAATGCCTTCTGTGTATTCACCGCATGGTACGATCACACAGCAGCCAAACGGTAAAACATCAGCTTCTTCTACGCTTTTATTGTGTGTAATCTCTCCAGTCTCACTATTTACAATCTCTGATTCCTCTCCATAATCTCCAGTCTTGATTCTTAGATATAGAATCTGGTAGACATCTTGTTCTGCATCATTCCTAACCGTTTGAAAATCCACATCATTGTAAGCAAAAATATTCTCTGTTGTCCTGTCCCGGTTATATTCATCAATTGCAGCATTGGCTATGCCGTAAAAATGATCCAATAAAGACACTCCATAAATATTATGCAGTTCAAAATTATTATGTTCTTCATTACGAATCTCAATTCCATAAGCCGTTAATCCAACAAGTTTCATATTGCCTTCCTCCCATATCTAAAACCTACTCCCATAATACATCTTTTTTCGACATTACGCAACGAAAAAGACACCCAGCAAACCCAGGTGTCTCTTCATGGTTTTAAATACTTACGATCGGAGGAACCATCAAAAATGTCTTACCTTGTTACATTTCATCAATTCCAGTTTATACTCTATCACTTTTTATCGGGACATTGGGGGACATTTTCAAAATATCTTTGAATTTTTTTCTTGATATTCTCGTCCGTGTACCGGATCCGGCGCTTCGGGAACATTTTGTTCATCTGATCTGCAACCTTTGGATACGATAAGTCATCCAGAAAATACAGCCGGAAGATAATCCGCAGTTCACTCTTCTCAATGGATTCTATGTACTCTTCCACCTGAATTGTCATTTCCAAAAGCTCTTCTTCCAGTTCCTCAAGCCTTCTGGTTCTCTTTTTCAGCAATTGTTCTTTTCTGGAAATCACACCAACCGGTCTGCCAGTGATCTTCACCGTGCCAAGTGGCTTCTTGCCCTTCTTACCACATGATACCGAATCCACAACAATTTGTCCATGCAGTTTATCCAATTCTTTCTGGATTTTTTCAATTCTCCGGCGCAGATCCTTAATCTCTTCTTTCATATCCGCGTACTCAATCAAAATGCCCTTGTCCACCGGTATCCACCTCCGCTGTAATGTCATACTTCTTTGCCAGATATTCTGCAACGCTTACGCTCTGGTAAGCCGGTCGCTTAAATCTCTCCAACGCCTTTGCATCATGCCGGCTCTCCAACTCTTCATAATGCTGCTGCCTGTCCCGCCGCTGTTCTTTTCTGCTTCGTTTCTCCTGCAAATTATCACCTTCTATCCATCATCACTCTAATATAGCCGGAATGCAAAACGCCCATAAGCACCACGCCGATCCCGTCCATTTCATTGCTATCAGAATGGTTATAGCTGTTATCATCCAGATACAAATCTTTTTTACCGCATACATTGTGTATTTATCCTCTTCCATTTATCCCTTATACCTTTCCGGAAGCGGCATCCACGCCACAACCTTATACGGTTCTCCCTGTTCATCGAACCAGACACCTGTCTGGGAATAATACAGCGTTGTTGCCTTATCTGCTCCCTCGATCGTGGCCAGAAACTCCGCTGCATATGCACTTCTGACATATGATTCTATGAACTCCCGTTGATTTGGAAGTCGATCTGCTGTTGGAATCCATCCATGCTCTTCCTTGTATTTTTCTACCGCATCCTGCCGAAGCATCTCAATCAATTCTGCACTATTCCCTGTATCACTCGATTTCATTATCTCTTACCTCCAGACTTTTTCAAAACATCCCCGATGCAAAAATACTTCTGTCCCACGTTTTGTTTTTATGTATTCAACATCTGCCAGTTCATCACTCCCCCGGATATATTCTTTACACCCGGGACAAATGGCACATCCCCTATGCCTTTCCTTGTACTTCTCCAATAGACTCTTTTTTTTCTTGTCCGTTAATTCAATCACATTATCCCCTCCTGACGGATCTTCCGGATTCTTGCTTTCAGGCTTTCCATTACCCAGTTCTGGACATCCTCTTTCTTCTCCAGTGCTAGCATGACATCCTCATCACGGGTTCCACTGCACACCAGATGATGAATGATCACTTTTTCTTCCTGCCCTTGTCTATGCAGTCTTTTATTTGCCTGTGTATATAATTCATAGTTCCAGGTAAGGCCAAACCAGATCACATGGTTTCCACCCTGCTGTAGGTTCAATCCGTAAGCACTGCTTGCCGGATGCGTCAGTAAAACGTCCACCTCATGCTGGTTCCACGCATCCTCGTCCTCAGTTGTCCTCAGCTCCCTCACCCGGAGTTTTAACTTTTCCAGTGCTTTCAGAATCCGTACCCGGTCATGCTGAAAATTATAAAACACAAGGACGGATTTTCCATTCAGGCTCTCAATCAGTTCAAGGAATGCCTCTATCTTGCATCCGTGGATTTCATGTACTTCATGATCCTCGTCATAAATCGCCCCGTTTGACAGCTGTAGTAATTTATTGCTCAACGCTGCAGCACTGGTAACACTTATCTCCTCTTCGTCTTCCGGAAGAGCCAAAACCATCTTTCTTTCCAGTTCACGGTATGCCTTTTCTGCTTTCACGTCCAATGTGACCGGGATCTGATGGTAAATGATATCCGGAAGCTGCAGGTAGTCTTCCGCTTTCATGCTGATGCAGATATCCGAGATCTTTTCCAGAATGCTCTCTTCCGTTCCTGGTTTTGCCTTGTAGTTATAAATCACATTCTGTCCTCTGTCTCCCGGATCAAAATACCGCTCCCGGAACTGGGTATATCTTCGGCCAAGTCTTTCACCGCCGTCCAGTAAAAAGATCTGGCTCCAGAGATCTTCCAGTCCATTCGGTGAAGGTGTTCCGGTAAGTTCCACCATCCGGTTAATGTGACCACTCATGCTTGCCAGTGCTTTGAACCTTTTCGCTTTGTGGCTTTTGAAGGATGAGGACTCATCCACGATCACCATGTCAAACGGCCATGCCTGTTTATAATAATCCACCAGCCAGCATACGTTTTCCCGGTTGATGATATAAATGTCTGCCGGTATATTCAGCGCCCGGATCCGTTTTATCTGGCTCCCCAAAACCTGGGATACCCGAAGCATCTTTGTATGCTCCCATTTGTCTTTTTCTTTTGTCCAGGTTCCTTCTGCCACTTTCTTCGGCGCAATCACAAGCACCTTCCTCACCAGGAACCGGTTGTATTTTAATTCTTTTACTGCCGTCAGTGTTGTGACGGTCTTTCCAAGTCCCATATCCAGGAACAGCCCGATCTTGTTAATCTCTAAAATTTTTTCGATGCAGTGTGCCTGGTATGCATGTGGTTTAAATTCCATTCCACATCTCCTCCAAAAAATTTTCTACGTCCTTCGCTCCATACAGCACTCTCACATTCTGGCCAAGTTTTTCCAGTCTTGTGATCTGCACTTTCTGCAGACTGGATAATTTTCCCGATTCCGTTTTCAGTTCCACAAACATCGGTGCCGTGTCCGGCAGAACCACGATCCGGTCCGGCACGCCATCATTCCCCGGACTGACGAACTTATACGCCCTGCCGCCCATTCTCCGGACACCGTCCACCAGTTTTTTCTCAACCTCGCGCTCAAGCATTTATCACACCTCCTGTTACTGTTCCTCGCGTACACACGTATATGTACCCCTGTATTATGTGCGTTATGTACGCCATATACGATTTTTATTATTTATTTTTTTATTCATATATAAATTATGGCAACATTGGTAACATATTATAGAAAACCCTTTATTTATCAGGCTTTCAGCGTTGCTTTGTCTGTTGCCTTTTCTATTTTCTTATGCAACATTGGCAACACCCCTATTTTTTTGCCCGTTGCCGTGTTGCCATTAAGTTGCCGTTATTTTTCAAGTATGTCAACACTTCTGGCAACGCGTTCAAACCCTTTTTGGATTCCGTGTGGACCATATCTGCGCTTCGACCGATTTGGTTTCCATCCTTTAATCCCACTGAGTATCTGGTTGATCTCCCTGCTGTCTGTCCGTTTCATATATCTTGCATCACCGCCAAAACACTCTGTCCATATTTCTAATGAACATACTTTATCCCTATCTACAAGCTCCGTTTTTTCTTCCAGATGGAGATTCCCATTCCAAAACTGTTTCCTCTGAAGCAGACTCAGTGAGTCCCAGTTATCCGGTATTTTCCGCTCCAGAAACTCCCGGATAATCCCTTCTTTTCCGGAAGACTCCCTGTGGCTTTCCTGCATCTCCAACGCCATTTCTTCCTCTTCTTTGGACATATACAAGGGCTCTCCCAGTTTCCAGTACATATAGGTTTCCGCCCATATCTGATCCACTTCTCCGGGCAGATCATTCCACACGGATTTCTTAGCCGGATGCACGCCTACATCCACTGGCCAGAACCGGCGGTTTCCAGTCATATCCTTTAAAAATTCCTCTTCATTACTGGTTCCGAAGAATACACAGCGTCTCGGATATTTATTCGTCCTGCGCCCATATGCCGCACGGTAAATGTCGTCTGTCTTACTGAGGAACTGTTTTACCGCATTGGTTTCCTGTTTGGTCATGGCGGTCAGTTCCCCTACTTCATTGATCCACGTACCCTGGATCAGCTCCGCGGATTCTTTTCCTTCAAATGAAGTCAGAGAATCCGAAAACCATTCCTTTCCAAGAATGCTCAAAAAGGTGCTTTTTCCGATACCCTGCGGACCTGTAAAGATTGGCATGTAATCATATTTCACTGCTCCGATCACAGCCCTCGCAACTGCAGCACACAGAGATTTCCGTATAACCGCCTGCGTATAAAGATTATTTTCTGCCCCCAGATAATCGGAAAGCAATGTATTTACCCGCCTTACCCCATCCCAGGTAAGACTTTTCAAATATTCTTTCACATCATTGATTTTGTTCTTACTACTCACGATCAGGAGCGCGCTGTCCAGCTTATCCCTGCCGGTAATGCCGTAGAATAATTCCATATAATTATAAAATCCGGCATCGTCTTCATCTTTCCATCTGCGCTTTCCTTCTTCCTTGCTCCATGGAACTCGTCCCAGAATGAGTCCACAGCTTGCAAATTCATCCGTAACGATCTTCCCTTTTAATAAAGGATCATTCTCCAATACCAGTACCGCATTGTTGATCGTCTTTGAGAATTTGCCATTTCCATCCCTTGCAAGACGGTCCAGCCACGCAAGATCTGGTTCATCCGGGTCAGTTTCTTTTGTATCATAGGAATCCTGTGCCTTCTCAAAGGTTTCTTTTGCCATCAGCCCGGATACCGTTTTATCATTGCTGGCAAGCTTTGTCATTGCTATAAAAGATGGAAGCTTACTGTTTGGTGTTCCCTCTTTCGCTTCCTGATCCTGATCTCCAAATTTATGTAAACGGACCAGATCGAATGCATTCACCAGAAGACCGGAGCATGGATCGGTTGCATGGTGGCTGTATAAAAACAGATCCCCATCATAAACGATTGCCCCTCCTACCGTTGTTCCACCTGTATAGGTATATCTTCCTTCCATATCTGTAGGTTCATATAATCCTGGAATAAATTTCTCCATCGCCTGCGTGATACTGTAGGTTCTGCAGAATGCTCCGATGATCCCCTTCTTTTCTGTTGGATTTTCCTGTTTTGCCAGTCTGCGCTTCTCAATTGCTTCTGCTCCTGGTACTCTCGGCCACTGTACAATATCTGTCCAGTCGCCATACATTCCCAGAAGTCCCTGCAGGCTACAAAACGGGCGGTCGTATACTTCACATACATACTCACTGTTTTTACAGCAACTTGGCCAATACATCAGCCGTGCCACGTCAAAGGTTGTCGGATCACAAAACTCGATTCCGATCAGAGATGCCAACTTTCTTGCTGCAGGCTCATACTCATCTGCCGAAGCTGTCCGATCTAATGGCACAATCACCCTCAGTCTTGGCGCATAGCCACTATGCTTTCTTGTGCTGTAGACTGCAGCATTGCATCCAAGTCCTGCCACACGTTTCAGAATGTCCTCTGTCTTTCCTGCTGGGATATTATCCAAATCCAGCGTCAGCAGATCTCTTCCTTCCATGTATGCTGCTTTCCGGATATCCCCGGCAAATGTACCTCCGACAAATCCACCAACATCCTTCAGCTCGTCCTGCTTTACCTTGGCATAGCTTAAATACTCTTCCAGTGTCTCTGTACTCCGGGCTGGTGTTCTTAATTTTTCGGTGAACTCAGCCCATGTAATTTCCGTTCTCGGCCAGTGTTTGGTTTTTCTGGTCCCTGCTGTACTGATCAGCATCTTTCTGTTATTTTCCAATTTCTGACCTCCTGCTAATCTTTCATGTAATAATTACCTTCAAAGCCGGCGCCTTTCAGGATAAGCCCCGGCGCCCATGCAATCGGTTCTGCCATCAGATCACAGATCTCTTCCACGGTAGTTCCCGCCGGCGCATCAATGATCACTTCATCATGCACGTGGAACACAACCTGCAGCCCCTTTGCATCGATTCTTCTTAATGTCTCTGCCAGACAGTCTCTCGCAATTGCCTGGACAATATTCTCTGTCATTTTTCCACCATAGGTAGAAGTCACTTCCCATTTTCTGCTCTGCTGTCCCACGGTGTAATAATGGATTGCCATTTTTCCGAACTGATTTTCTTTCAAAAATGGTCTTGGATAGTATAATTTTCTCCCACTTGGGAGCTGTACCGTCAGGAAACTCTGACCATAAACAATATCGCTCTCCAGATTAAAAATCAGGTTATAGATTGCCTGTGGCTGCGCTGTCTGCATAACCGCAAGAGCAGCTTCCTCTACTGCATACCACAGATCCCGGATTCGTGGGTTCGCTGTTCTCCACCGCTGTACAATATCCGGAAGTTCTTCCTCTGTCAGTCCCATATTCAGCGCTCCCATTGCGATCAATGCATTGGATCCGCCCTGATATCCCAATGCAAGTGTCGCTACTTTCCCTTTCTGTCGCAGGGTGTACTCCGGGTTTCCTTTTGCTATTTTTTCAATCGGTACATGGAACATCTGGGAAGCTGTCGCCTCATAAATCTTTCCATGAGTGGCAAATACTTCATTTACCCATGTCTCTCCAGCAAGCCAGGCAATCACTCTGGCTTCAATTGCAGAAAAATCCGCAATTACAAACTTATTTCCCTCTGACGGAATAAATGCAGTCCGGATCAGCTGCGATAAAGTATCCGGCACATTTCCATACAGAAGCTTAATACCGGCATAGTTTCGTTCTTTTACGAGTTTCCTCGCATAATCCAGTGTCTTGATATAATTTCTTGGAAGATTCTGCATCTGCACCAGACGTCCCGCCCAGCGCCCGGTCCGGTTGGCGCCGTAATACTGCGTCAGTCCACGAACCCTGTCATCCGGACCTTTTGCAGTGTCCATAGCCACATACTTTTTAATGGATGTCTTCCCCAACTGCTGTCTGATCTCAAGCGCCCGCCTTACATTTTCCGGTAGCTCTGCAGATAATTTTTCGGATACGGTTGCCTTCTGCAGGTTTTCCATTTCCACTCCATTTTCGTGCACCCAGTTAAGAAGCTGCGCGGAGCTGTTCGGATTTTCCAATCCCGTTAACTTCCTTGCTTCATTTTCGAGAAGAGCGGTACTTTGTTCGTTGACCTGCAGCGCGCCATCGATCAATGCAGTATCTACCTTTACCCCGAATGCATTCATGCGGATGTCCATCTGCCATAATTTTTCTTCTTCATCCGGTACCGGGAAAGCATCCAGTCTCCGGAGGATCTCGCTCTCAGTCACAACGTCCTGTCTGCAGTATTCTTTGAATAACTCCCACTTCTCCGGTGCATGCCTCGGAAGATTCCATGTCCTGTTTCCATTACTCTTTGTAGGTTTACATGGTACGCAAAAATACCGAATCAAAGCTTTTCCGGTTGCCAGCTTTCTTTTATCCTGCGGAAGTCCGATCGCCTTTCCCGTAGCATCAAGTCCTGCGGTATACCCACAATAAAGTCCGTGAATCATAGTACATCTCCACTGTTCCAATGGTGTCACGTACCCCGCACGATTCAGACAATACCATTCAAATGCTGCGTTATATGCATGCTTAACTGTTTCTGGATCCTTTAGTGCTGCAACGACTTCATCCGGTATTTTCTCTCCCTGTTCCAGATCAACAATCTGAACAGCATCATCCTTAAACCGGTATGCAAACAAAAGTATCTTAAAATCATCTGACTGTGCATACCGGTACAGTCCAGCTTTTCCAATATCAATGCTGCTCCTTGTTTCAATGTCGATGCTCAACTGTTTCATGTTGTTCTCCTTCTGATAGCTGAAGAGGGCTTTTTGCCCTCTCCCTTACCATGGTAATCCTGTGATCGGATTGACCCTACCAGTCCCGACTCCATCGGTTGGCTGTACACCTGTTCCAAACACTGCGGATGCTTTTGGTGCGCTTCCACCGAGTGCTTCCCCGTCCTCCAGTTTCTGCACCGGACCAAGTCCGCATCCGATTCCTTTCTTTCCACCAAACATATACGGGAAAAAAGTTACGTTGACTCGACCATACATCCCGCTATAAACTTCCGACTGGTTGATGATCGGATTTCCCATTGAATCAACGATCTCAGGCGGGTAATCTGCCTTTGCAGATGCGGTAAATACCCAGTGTCCTTTACACTCCGGACCAAATGCCATTCCATCCGAAGGTCTTACCCCGTCCCCGTCATAAACCGGATTAGAAACGATTGGCGGGCATACGCCGTTCCATTTCTCTGCCGTGCCTTTCTGCTTCGCTGCTTCGATGGCAGCATCGATTCTCGCTTTGGTATCTACATCACTTTTCGGAACCAGAACAGTTGCCTGATATTTTTCTTCCTGTCCCTGCTGATAAGCATATGGTTTATAGAGATGTACATATGAGAATCTTACTTTTCCAGTTGTTACGTTACATAAATTATCCATGTTAGTTTTCCTCCTTAAATACCTGTGCGGCTGTCACTTTGTTTGTAATTGCTTCCCTCTTATCGGATTCCTCCACCAGTGTTGGTTTTCCTGCTTTCTTCTCGATGAATTCCCCGACTGCTTCCTGAAAGTCTTTCTTTCCGATCATCTTTTCTACCTGCGCCAGGGTTAATGGTTTCTTTTCATAAAGCATTTCTTCCAATGTGACTCCCGTACTGATCAACTTATCAAAAGCTGCATCCATATCCGTCCAGTCTCTTACGCTCCGTCCCTCAACGGCTTTCCATCCAGGAACCTCTTTTCCCGCAAGGCATTCACTTAAACACCATTCCTGCAGGTCTTTCTGATACTTAACTACGTCCCGCAGTTCAATAAGTCTTTTTCCGGCTTCTTCCGTGCTGATCAGTGGTGGTAGTTCTCCAATTCCAAATGCTTTCTTTACATTAAAATCAGATCTTGCCCTGCACTGTACTTTCGCCCTGCAGAACCTGCAGGCTTTTTCCCCTGGGTGATAGTCCCCTTTCCCTTCAATAGCAAGTGCCGCTTTTTCCTTAACCACTTCACCAAACGCCAGCAGTTCATCCAGCGTACAAGACCATTCAGAAATATGATCAATCCGCGGCTGTATGATCGTCATGCAGATCTTCTTGACCGGATACAAAATCTTATATGCTGCGTAAGCACCCAGCGCATAAATCATCATCTGCGGATTCTGCTCTGCATCCACCTGCACGCCTTTTCCATACTTGAAATCAAAGACATGGATTGTATCCCCGTAAACCATCACGCAGTCTGCAGTTCCAAATCCTTCCGGGATCCATGCAGTCAGATCAAGCTTCTGCTCAATCGCAACATACGGCGCAGATTTCAAATTAAGTGCTGTCCCTTTTATGTAATCCAAATATTCATCCGTATGCCGTTCCATCTCATCCTGCCAGAGATCTTCTTTCTTCAATTTGTTCAGCCTTGTAGTGTACTTCCGTTTTCCAAAGTCTGGTGTATAGAAGTAATGTCTGACTTTTATTTCTGCCAACTCATGAGCTAACGTTCCCTCTCTGGCGGCTTCCGATGTACTATCCGGAAACTGTTCTTCCAGTCTTGCGCTCGGCGGACACTCCATCCAGCGGTGCGCGCCGGATGGGCCTAAAAGTGCATGGCTTCTTTCTGCATGTCCCATTAGATATTTGCCCCCATTCCACGAAGTGCCGTTGCAAAATTACCATACTGGTTCTTTGGAAGTGCCGGCAGAGCTTCCACACCATATCCGGCAAGCAGGTTCTGAAGCTGTGTCTGCATTCCCTTATCCATCAAGGTCATTGCAGCATTCGCCAGATCATCCAATGTATAGGTATGCTCTACAGTAGGTACAACCGGCGCTACCGGTGCAGCCTGTACCGGTGCTGCAGTCTGTACCGGTGCTGCAGTCTTTACCGGTGTCGTCTGTACAGGTACTGCCGGCTGCACAGGCGGTACAGCTGCCGGCGTCTGCTGGATTGGTGTTGCGCTCTGGGCTCCGTTTGTACCCTTACTTTCCCTATATACCGGGTATACCTGTTCATCTGCTACGCCAAGGATTTTCTTTGAAAAATCCACCAGTTCCTCAAAACTTTCAAACTTAAGTTCAATCTGTGCCATTATTCTTTACCTCCTAATTTTTCAAGCCCTGCATGGGCGATCTCTATGAATTCATCCTTTGAAAGGCTGATCCCTTTTGTCATTTTTGAGTGGTCATCAGACCATCCCCTGATATCCAGCTTGTCCGGTTTCCCGTACCAGCTGATCACATTTAACTCTTTGTGATAAACATCCGTTTCACTTTCCTTTGGCAAGCAAAGGAGCGTTTCTTTAATTTCGTAGTTCTTATCATTCATCCACTTGATTCTCCTGTTTTATAACCTTTTAGGTACACATCTCCATCTAAAATGGCAGATTTTTCAGTAACACCACCATTTTCAACTTTGATCATTGACTTTCTCCTCCGATTTTCCTATAATTTAGTTGAGTTTTTTGTTATGTGCGCCAATGGAAGCTGCAACTTCCGGGCGCATTTTTATTGTCTTTACGCCTATCCTATCCAAATAATTTGCCAGATCTGACAAGTATGCAATTGCATTATTCTTGTAATACTCGGATGTACCATCAACCCGATCCAGTGATCGAAGCTTATTGATCATCTTATCAAGCTCTGACGTTCTCATGCTCTTACGCTGCTTCTCTTCTGGCATGCTCCCTCGCCTCCCTTATTTTCCTTTTCCGGTACTGCCATTCCCGTATCCGGAAATATTCCAGTGCAAATGCTCCGGTAGTAAGTGTTGTGATTCCAAGTGCTGCATATAAATAAAACAGCTCCTGACTTTTCACTGAGCACGCACCAGCCATCATCAAGATTCCGATAATACTTGCCGTTACGCTGAGTGTCTTTGCGATCTTGTAAAACATCTCTTATCCCTCCTTTGCTTGTCCAACTGGTACCGCTTACGCGGTTTTCTCCTGCTGGTACCCAAAATGCTCTACAAACTTTCTGGTCATTTCCATGATTGCCTTCTGCTTTTCTTCCGGCATCATGGCTGCCATGTCAATTTCTTTTCCATCAATTTCTGCAATAAAAATATGTTGCAAATCCACCACCTCTCTTTAAACTATGCGATACTGATTGTACTTGTTGATTTGTCCTACGTTTTCTCCTATACTTTAACTACCAGCACCGCCATGCTGAGTAATTATAAAAGGAGATTTTTTATGAGACATCAAATTGACTGGAGCGCTACTGCTGCTTGGATTGCCTTGGCTATTTCTATTATTAGTCCTGCAATCACAACCATTCATTCTTACCAATCGCCATCAGCTCAAGCTACGAAAGCTCGATATTCAAGAAAAGCATTCCAGCGCATAGAATGTTACTATCAAAAAGCAAATAACATTTATATTCACTTCTGCTCTCTACTCCCTCCCTTCTTCTGAACCTGTTTCATCTGTTACAAACTACTAATTACTTTCCTCTATTGTTGGAATATTGCTCATACTTATTTTTATGATTTCGTTTCACTCGAATCTTTGTATTTCTCGAAGTCTTACCTTTTGTCTTTCCAGTAAAATGATTTAAATTATATCCAAACATTGTCTTTTTTCCCTTGTTCTCCTATACTTTTCTTACAGGGTATGCCAGTACCCAAGTAACAAAGAAAGGAGTATGCATATGCTTAAAATTTATGCTTGTCTCGCTGGTGATTGGGTTTGTCTTACCGATGATCCTGATTGCACGATCGGTGAAAACAAGA